ATGATAGTGATAGTGTCTTAATAAAACAGGATTCTATAAAAAAATATAAAAATATAATTGACAAAATTATATTTTTGTAGTATAGTAGTCCTATAATGAGAGATAAACTCTCAAACCAACAAGGAGATAAAAGTATGTGGTATCATGATGAACAACCAATTGATGAGGCTCACGAAGGATTCATTCAGTACGTTCTTGAGTTTTACGGTAAAGACGGCATTTATCCGATGGGTGCAAACGTGAATCATGTGATTTGGGCTCTGGAAAAACTTCTCAGTCGGGAGAACTATGATTTCGCTGCCGACTCTATTGATCGTGAAAACATTCGGGACATTATGATTGAGGATTTCGGTCTAAAGTTTCCTGAAGCAAAAAAAGACTTGACAAAAATATAATTTTGTAGTATAGTGTTGAGTGTAAGGTAAAGAGATAAGCCTTACACTCAACAAAACAAAAGGAGACAAGAGATATGGGACGCTCAGTTACACCAAAATATAGATTGGAAGTAGTAGATCAAGGTGGATACAAATGGCAGACCGCCTGGAGCCATCGTGCAACAAAACAAAACCTTGAGACTTTTGTAACACAATTCAACCAATCTGTTTTAGAGGGACACAACAAACATCTAGGATCAGATTCTATTATCCACACGGCGAAACTTGTGTGCCAAAAGGGTCAAAATTATGGCGCAACACTATTCGAGGTAAATGTAACAAACATACTTTAAAGGAGACTAATGTATGGCAACAACAAACGAAATGATTCGAGAAATACAAAAGGGACTTATGGTGACTAGTTCCGGAAATAGGTCCGGGTGTGGTAGAGCTTATGTATGCCTATCTTTAGGTTCTAATAAAGAGACTTTAAATGCCTTTAAAAAAGCTCTGGAAGCCTGTGGAATAAGATATTTAAGCAAAGCCTATGGTACATATGGTAGAGCAGCTTACATAGGATACGATAATGCTGACGGAATAGCACTATCACAAGCAGAAGCAATTGCCAGGAATCTCCGGTCAATCGGAGTAGATTGTTATGATAATGCAGTAGGAGATTAATGTTTATATGAATGATAAGATGGAAAGATTTATTGACCTAATTGAAACCTTTGAAAAGATACACGGAAAGTTTGATGCATCATCTTGTTTAAGATGTATTGAAATAGCTAGAAAGGAAATGATGGCAGGTAAGTATACAGTAGAATCTTTTATGAGAGCAAAAGAACTCTTACTAGGAGCCGTAAAATGCGACTCAGAGCAAATTAATTAAATCATCTTTTTAGGCCGGACGTACAGGATAGAAACTCTACAGGATATCTTGGATAAGATTTTTCATAGGATATAACTTTTTATGGGACCTAAAGAACTTAAAACTTGTTTAGAAACCTATCATAAGAGTATTCATAAAGAAAAGTATAAAAAGAAATCTATTAAAGAATTTAAATCTGGAATAGAAGATTTAATTTTTATCCTGATTTTATATTTGATTGTGGATTATTTCTTTTTATAAAACTTCTATAAAGGAACGAGCATTTCAGCTTCGCTGAAATCCTCGTTCAAACGAGCCTTCGGCTCGTTTTCTCTACGGATTATTTTTTAATATTAATATTTTTTAGATATTAAATTTACATCTGGGATTTAGAATAGAACTTTCCTATCCAAGAGAAAAGTTATAGAATAGACTATAAACACAACCTTTAAAAAAAGGTAGAAGCGGTTAGCGGTACTCCTTTACGTGGACTTTCGATTCTAACGGAGAAGTTTATTGTTAATTTTATAGCATTAACACTTCCGGAGGTTGCAATTTTTTATTCAACAGAGCCTCCTCGTTTATCAATATTCCTGTCAGCGCAGTTACCGTAGATGAATTGACTTGTACTCTACGGAGTTCAGAGATGCCTGAAGCCCCTCCTAAAGATATCATATTGAGCTGATATTTTTGTCTATAGTATATATACACGAAGACACCTAAAAAGTGAAAAAAAGTGAAAAAAAGTGAAAAAAAATCTTTTCAAAATATAAAAAGTGTGCTATAGTAGTCCTATAATGAGAATTAAACCTCTCAAACATAACACAGGAGAGACAATAGTATGATAAACAATCAAATGGTAGAAGAACACTTAAGACAAGGTAAGCAGGTAAAAGTTGCATTGACTGGAGCAAAGGTGGTTTCGACTAAAAGTAAGTTAGTTCCTATATCACACTATAGAAGCATCACGGTTAAGAGTTTAGTTGTAGTAGATCCGACATACGGAGCAGTATATCTTTCATCATCGTCTAATAAAATCTCAAATGCAAATTTTGGTGATACCCTTACCGGAAAGGTACTTCTTACCGGCCTAGGAGACAAGAATGACCGATATGAGACTGCAATAAAGTTTTCTAAGGTTATTCGAGGTAAAGAGGGTGAATTTATTTTAGAGAAGGGTATTGACTTTTAGTATAAAATAGTATAATGTAAGTGAGAATGTTATGATATATAATGAGAACGCAAAGTGGGGTAGAAATCGGGATCGACGTAAGGCGTTGGTTAGCTATATTATTAATACTTATGGTACAATTGTTTCTCGTAAGCAATTGCTGTCACTGATAAGCAGTGGTAAGTGTGAGTATAATGAGCTTACCTGGATCTTTGTGAACAAAGAGTTCAAGGCTCAACGTGGTCAGTATAACTTTAGTTGTATGATAGATCCGACTCCTATGGTGAATGAATTGACAACAAATGAAAATATTTCATCATCTGCTATTGACATGAATGTAATATTATGATATAATGTAATAAACTACTTGTCTCATATCTCTTGGTAGTTTGTTACACAAAACACTGTGCGGCGGGAACCAGGCGCAGTTATAAAAAATAGAGCAAAGAGCTGTCTCTCTCTAAGTTCTAACTGGTTCCCACTTTTTATCGCCCATTTGATCCGGTTTTATAGCTCATTTGGTGCAGTTTATCGCTCAATCTATGTGCTGATATAGCTCAACTACGGGTTAGAGTTTCGCCGCCTCAGAAAGAGAGAGTGAGAGTAAAGAGATACCATTCCGGTGTAGCTCAGTTGGTAGAAGCGCAAAGCTGTTAACTTTGATGTCGTTGGTTCGAGTCCAACCGCCGGAGCCATTTTAAAAGTTTCGTGTCATCTCCTTGTTAAAAGTGTGTGGAACCGAGCACTTAAAATATCGGTTCTTTTTCTTGGTGTATTTCCCGGTGACAGTTTGCACACACCAAAACACACTTATCTAACTCAATCTTAATAGTCTCAAAAGATTTTAAAGACTTTGATATATTGAAGTCCTTTTCTTTGGGGTCTTTATGGTGAAACTCTAGCGCAGAGATGCACCTACTATACCCGCAGAGAGAACATGCGCCTCCGAGGTATTCCACGGCTTTCCGTTTGATGTCCTTGCGGTGTTTGGTTACGTGAAACTTATTCTTGCAGGTGGTTGAGCAATACTTACCTTTAGTTATTGCTAAGTTAGAACAGTGTTTCCAGTGACATTTCATGGTATTAACATAAAGAGTTAATTGTAAAGTATTTAGGTTAACGTTAAATGTTATTCTTGCATATAATTTAAAAGTGTGATAGTGTTTTTATTAAAGGAGAACAAAAAACATGGAAAAGATACACACCGGACGATTTGTAGTGGTAAACTCATCAAATTCAGTGGAACTTAGATTGGCATCTGGAGGAATCCTGGCCACATTTTCAAGTAATGCTGAACTTGCAGTACTTAATGGTAACATTATACAAGTAAACCTAAAGACCGGACAAGTAGTATTTTATAAACTAACTAACGACGGATACTCAGTAACAGGTCCGTACTTAAGTTTATAATTTTTGCCGGGAATGTTCAGAAACTCTGGACATTTTTTGGATATTCCTTGTCCACCAAAAGTCCGTTTGATGTAGAATACCATAAACAAATATACTTGTCAACCACTAAAAAAATATATTTTTATGTAAAAATATATTGACGTGACTCATATAGTGTGCTATGCTATTCCTATAATGTGAGAGATAGACTCTCAAACACAACACGGAGATAAGAGACATGGACACAATGACATTTGATGAAAAGTTCCCGACATTCTTTGCTGGTGTAGTTAAGATGCTTAATGAACATCAGAGTCGTGTTAATGTATTCCAAGAGATTACGCTAACAGAAGGTAAGAGATACTCTAAGATTGTAGTAGGAAACTCTGTGTGGTGCTTCGTAGATAAGACTACCGGAGACGTATTGAAACCTGCAAGTTGGTCAGCTCCGGCTAAACACGCTAGAGGTAATATTGCAGATGACTATAATGGACTAAAATATTTGACTCCATATGGTCCAGCGTATTTGAAGTAATTTTAGTGGTTTTTGGTCAATAAGTGAGTGATTTTGCTCACTTTTTGTCCAATTTAAGTCAATTTTAATGTAGTTTGTGTGTATCTGACCCAAGGTTTTGAGAAAAAAGCGCATTTAAAGCCATTTTAGCATTTTTTTGTATAGTGATTTCAGATACCTACAGAGGCACTTTTTAGAGTACAACTACAAAATACATTGACTCCAGAAGCAAGTTGTAGTATAGTAGATTTAATTTGGGGCTATAGCTCAGTAGGTCAGAGCGGCTGGCTCATAACCAGTAGGTCCTTGGTTCAAGTCCAAGTGGTCCCACCATTTTCAACACGGATAAAGGAGACACACATAACATGGACATAGATAAAGTATTAGATTACGCATTTAAACTCTGGGGACACCAAATAGTTCCAGAGAATAGGGTTACACATGCTGTAAGTATAAAGTTCTTTAATGAAGCTAGGATAACAGCGGCTAATAAAGGAGAAGAAAAAGAGTTCCTAGAGGGTTATGGTATAGGACTCAGAAAACTCGGAAAACAACACGATAATGCTCTTTTAGAGATTGATGATAACCTTTAGAACATATACTATCGTGTATTGACATAACACCTCACTTTTGGCTATTTATATATAATTTTATATACACATAAAGTAGCAAGTTTTTTTAACAAGTGTTATGCGGATCTAACATTTGTTTGATATATATAACATATACTATGATAAAAACCTACTCAATAAAAGAAAATTACATACATAGGTTAAATAACAAATATTTTAATGATACTAAGAATACTGACAAGTGGCAAAGAGAGGTCTATGAGTTTGCAAAAAGAATTGCCGACGAGAATAAGTTTACAAAAATATTAGATATAGGAACAGGATCTGCATATAAACTACTTAATAATTTTTCAGATCGAGATACCTTGGGTATTGATGTTGAAGAAACTGTGAAGTGGTTGAGAGAGAGGTATCCTGATAGAAACTGGAGTTCCGATTTTTCTGCTTCTACTCTAGGTTATGATTTAATTATAGCCGCTGATGTTATTGAACATATTGTAGACCCAGACTCTCTCTTGAATTTAATTGAAAATTGTAAGCCAAAGTTTGCGGTATTATCAACTCCAGATAGAGATTTATTGAAATCAGGACACAACGGACCACCTAAGAATCAATCTCATGTTAGAGAGTGGTCAATGCCTGAGCTTAGAGACTATATTGGTTCTAGGTTTGAGGTGATAGAACATTTTATTTCTAATAAAAAACAAGCAACTCAGACAATGTTAATAAAATCAAGGTGATATGATTTATTTTATTTCTGACACACATTTCGGACACTCTGCAATAATAAAATATTGTAATAGACCATTTAATAATATAGACGAGCATGACGAGGGACTAATACACAACTGGAACTCTATTGTAAGAAAAGGTGATGTTGTATATCATCTTGGCGATTTTGGTCATACTAAAGACATTAATCGAATGAAGCGGATATCTAATAGATTATCTGGACAAATTAATTTAATTAAAGGCAATCACGACACGAATTTAGAATATATTGCCAATAGATTTAATTTTATTAAAGATACGCATTTAATAACCACTAAGGTATTTGATAATAAGGTTAGAATATTTTTATCTCATTATGCCCACAGAACTTGGGTGCATAGACCTAGAAATTGTTTTCATTTATTTGGTCATGCTCATGGCAATATGGGTTCTTATGGGCTATCATTTGACGTTGGTGTTGATTGTTGGGGCTATAGACCTATAAGCATAGAAGAGGTTTATCATCACGTTCAGAATAATTTAATGTCATCTTGGGAGGCCGAGAAGAATTTAATTCATAAAAATAATAAAGTTGAAGAATATAAGTTATAATATATGATAAATCAAACACCAGAAAAGGCTGAAGAAGGAGAAATTAGTTGGATTAGCGTGAAAGATAGGCTGCCTGAGATAGGAGCGGTCGTGATCGCTGGTAAAAATATTGGCACATTTTGGGCAGTCGCGGTTCATAATGGGGTTGTTGCGGGCAATTGGCTCTCGCCGCAGTTACAAGTGTCGAAGTGCACCTATGAACATGCGGGTTGGTCTGATGAGATCACTCACTGGATGCCGCTACCTGAGCCTCCTGAGACTAAAGATTAAAATACTATTGACATGTTTAGGCTATTGTGGTATACATAAACAATAAAGTGAGGAGACGCATATGAATTTTATTGAAAGTACAGTTGATGTTGACTACTATATAGAAAAAGCCGATATTAAGTATCTTACTGCCATTGAAGTTAGGTATATTGTTGAATACTTTGAGTTTGTTGGTGAGTCGGTATCTGATGCGGTTGAGGCTCTTGACCTGAATGTTGCTGAGTGTATTGAAGATGCTACTAAACTATTGAAGACATTCAAAGAACTTCAGCAGACTAATTATGATGCCTGAAACTCTATTAGTTTAGCTATAGTTAAATCTTTGTCTAATATTGAGTGAATTTCATCAAATGCTTTGCTGTATAGCTTTAAGCCATCTATTGTGCCAACACAATTTGTTATAAAAGATGAGTATGATTTATCATCGCTTGTGCTACAATATTCCTGATATGCAAGATGCCAAGCCATTATTGTGCATCTCTGCTCAAACCCCGGAATATCTGTTATCATGGCCGATTTTAAAGAGTCTTGTGGTATTTTATTAGACTTTATTTTTAATAGAGTATATTTGTCATATTCAAATACTAATTTGTGTATTAATAACTCTGTTGACATGATTATGCTTTTGTGATATAAATTAAAATTATGAATACTGAAAAAACAATATATACATTTATACCTGACATGATTAGCATGGGAATCACTGAATTCTTTATGCACATTGGCATATTTATAGTATTACTTTATTTTTTGCCATTTATTATTGCATCTACAAGAAATGTAAAAAATAGTATTTCGATATTTGTTTTTAATTTATTCTTTGGCTGGACCTTAATATTCTGGATAATACTTTTAGCCTGGGCATCATCTGATTGTAAGCGTAAAGAAGAGGGTCAATCATCTGTCGGCGATACTTTTTGTAATGTGTTAATATTATTTTTATGTTATTTGGCATTTTAATATATGAAACTCATTTTTTCTTTAGTTATTATACTTTGGATAATTCTTTTAATTTTTAGTATATTTTGCAATTATGAAAGCGATATTTAAATTAATTTACGACACAGAAAACTTTGAGCAGGTGCAAGAGATTGAAGATATGCGCCACGGACGGGACTATAAATTAGTTCTTTATGAATTAAACAATATGCTGAGAGAGCAAATTAAATATAATTGTGACTTATCTGAAGAAGTTAAAGATGCCTATGATAAAATTAGAACTAACTTGTGGCAATTATTGAAAGAAAATAATTTAAGTTTAGATTAATTATTTTTCGGTAAATATATTTGGATTATATAAGTGTTGAAAATTTAATTCGCCGTAGACCCAACCCCGCTTTTTAAATTCGCTTTCTACTATATCTTTAGACAACTCAATTAATGCCGGAACTTGCTGTTGGCGTAGCAGTTTTAATGCTACAATAACAGAAAAATTATTTGTGTCGTTAACTCTTTGGGTCATAGGTTTAATTATGCCGCTATCGTCTATCGTGTCATAGGTGAATGTTTTAGTGGGCCTCTTTACTTTTAATACATAAAGCTCTGTTGGCCTAGAAAGCTCTTTAGATATTCTATCATTTAATAGTAGTTCTCCGAAAGAGGCTAGATATTTATTTTCCGCACAGATCAATTGAGTAAATTGTCTAAAATCACATGCGCCGTAAGGTTGAAATGCTAGTTGTCCGCGGCTAGTTAAGAAATAATGGTCTATTGTGACTAAAGGCACCAATTCTCGACTGAGGCAATATCTTGATTGATGTGTCAGGGTTCTATATACTTCAGGTGAAAATATAGACATGGGCGACTCTGACAGAGCCCGTCTTACACTAGAGTATGTCGCATCATGAACTCTAGTGCCCCTCATGATATATTCATCATATGCGGCAGAGAGGGGATGATAAACACTTCTATTAAATAATTGCTCTCTAAGTCTAATAATCTCTACCGCCGGAGACTCGTCTATATCAGCATCATATTGAGTTATCAACATAGCTTCAGGCGGTCGTCTTTTTTGTCGTATAACGGCAGTATTGTTTTTTATTTCTATAGAGCTTCTAAATCGCTCAAATGCTGCTATTGCATTTTGCTTATCTTGGTCAGAGAAATCTCTGCAATTTAAATATTCTAACTCAAGATAAGATAGCCGGTCTAGCCAATCTTTTAAGGTATATAGCATTTTTATTTGGTCGCCAGATAATGATGGTCTAATTTTAAATTGATAGTCTTTGTCTTTATCGGCTTGGCTCCGAATATCTTCAAAGGCTAATATGGCAAGAACATCTGACAGAAGTTGGTCATTTGAGAATAGTGTTTTATACTCTGTCGAGGCCACCAGTTTAGATGTGTGGTACTCGTGATAATCATGTTTTGAGTAGCCATACGCCGAGATATCTGGAGTAGCAGTATTTTTATTTTCAGACATCGCATGATATAATTTATCAATTGTATGTGAGCCTAGAGCGTGGCCGACATCGTGCAATAAGAGCGCAAGCTCAAGGCACATCTTTTCATAGTCGGTTAATTTGGCTGAAGGTAGCAGATGAGCCTGTTTTGCGGCATAAACTGAGTGGTCAAATCTCCTTATTTTTGAAAACTCTTCTGAGTGTTCGCTGTAGCCTATTGTGCTATTAATGAGAATTTTTAATTTTTTAAATGACGGAGATGTTTCTATTATTGATTCAGAAGTTTCTGATAATTGTATTGATGCATAATTTGGTAATTTTGCTTGAGAAGTAGTTATCACCTCACGCTTGAACATTTCTACACACCTCGTATAATTAAATCATTGTCGCTATTGAAAGAGAATATGCAATTGACAAATAAGTATTGAAGCTCGTCTCTGATGGCCAATCTATCTTCAAAGGTGACAGATTCTTTAAATATTATTTTTTTAGCAAACAAGAATACTTCAGGTTTCATAAGTACCGATATTTATATCAAAATACTATTGTTTTTTCGTTACTCAATTTTTTAAATTCTCGTATAAACTCCGACTCTTTTGGAGCAGACTCAGAAAATCTTCTAATTACATTACGATACAAATCTACTGCGCTTCTAGCCACAATTAGTTCAGAGTCTTTGCCTCCGTGCATACTAATTAAAAATTTTCTGCGACGATAATATTTTTCACTTAACTCGTCAGTTATTGCAGATACAATTTGCTCTCTAAACGGAGATTTAACATGCCGCAAGGCTTGATAAAATTGTCTTAGTGCCTGCCTATCTTCAAATTCATGCTGAATGTTACACGGATGATACTCAACAAATACACCATTAACCAAAAAATCGCAGGTTTTATTGTGGCCTATGGGTACCTGAAATGTGGTGCCCATCTTAAGCTCATAACCTGGTATATATTTTTCTAATAGCACACCAGCGGCATATTCTGAATACGATGCAAAGGTTATTGTATCATTTCGATTAGCAAATTTGGGAAGTCTTTTGCCAGATAGAAGAGTCTCAATTGCTGACATAAAGAACAAGTTTAGTTCTATTTTTTAATTTGATTACACTAATTTCATTATTAGTATAATTACTCAGAACGTAATCAAAAAAATCTAATAAAAACGATAGCTCTGAATGCTCTATTATTATTTTATTTTCTGAATTCGATTTTTTAGTGAAATATACTGATGCGCCATCATCTAGTAGCTTAATTGAGTCTGAATATATTGAAGTTAGATTATTTCTTTCCATTGTAAAGATGCCCACACATTAGCCGAATCATTAGCACCATTAGCTAATGTTCTAGCCAATATAACAAAAACCTCAGAATTAGTCGAATCGTAATTCTGAGATATGAAATTTCTTTTTGACTCTGAAAGTGAACTTGGGGTTGAGGATGATGCGCTTCCGGTTGATACGCCAGCGGCAACAAACCCACCACCAAACGAAACGAAGTCTGCAAAGGTGACGCCAGTTGCATTTAAGGCATATTCACATGCCGAATCTGTGCCAGCCGAGGTCCAGGTTAATGTGCCGGATAGGGATGCTGAAGTAGGAACTTTACCAATCTTATACGCTATTGACTTCAAATCGGCGAAAACCGAAACATTTTCAGATTTAAATAATACTCGATTGTCGTAACCATTAAATGTGTTTTTTAATCTCACGGCTATAATTGGAGTCCAGGTGGTTCCGGGTAGTATTGTGGGTATCGCTGTTGTATTTTGTATCTCAAAATCTGTGCCCGCCTCAATATAACCACCCTCTGACATTACGCTTGAGCATATGTGCTGCATCGTAGCGCCAGAGTTTTCGGCAGTATTTAAAATTTCGCTTCTAACTGGCAGATTCGGATTTGACCAGTAAACCTTCTCAGATGTGTTTGAGTGGGTAAACTCATGAGCCACTACTACTTTACCGTTATGCACAAAGCCACACCGAACTCTACCAACGCCCAACCATTGAAAGTCGGCAAAAAATAATTGAGTCTTAGTAGTATCAATATTGAAATCAGATGGGCCTGTGCCATCGCACTTATCGAGGCTCCAGGTGCTCTGTGCCGCAGATACATCTACCGCTACGCCAGTCACATAAGACCGCATCACAAACTTTAGTGAAACTTGTCCGCTTGCGTTTACTTCTCTCTCGAAAAATACGCCATTTTTATCATCATAATATCCAATTCTTTTCTTACACGATACAGAATTGGCATTAAAGTTAAATGATGTTAGAATTAGTTGACTTTTTCCGGGTAGGTAATGGTGATACCTCTTAGTCTGATGAACGACTCTTGATGTGGCCGTTGTGTTGGTGCTTAATACCGAATTGGCTTCGTTGGTTGCATATGTTACTGTGCCACCGCTAACTAATAAATCATTAAAATCATTTAAATTCTTATAAGTATGCTTATAATCACCTAGAGTATAAGGTTCACTAATGCGACCTCTACCAAAAGCATCGGCAGATGCACCGGAAAACTCTACGTTAGTGCCTGAGCTGCTGCTGCTAATGTTGCCATCTTTATCGGCAAGCATGACAACTTCATAAAGAGTTTTACTATCGGCTAGTAGTGATGCTGTAGTTTTATTATATTGAGCCATAGTAGATTACTTTATGATAATATATTCGCAAGACTATTTAGTTTTTATTTTAATTTGAATAGTATTGCGGTCATTTACATGAATAAACTCAGCTTGCATATTATGTATAGTTTCAATCATATGCCTTATAGATTGTATTTTTAGGGGTGGAGTTTTATGTAAATCAATTTCCAACTCTATATGAGTGCAGGATGTGAAAAATTGCTTAATCTCATCGCATTCTAGTGCTCGCATTTCATAATCTGGATATATCTGCGCACGAGTATTCTTAAAAATAAAATTTAAGTTCAATAGCAAATCATCTCGTCTACAACGTATTAAATCTTTAACAAACTCTATTTTCATGGTTGCTCAACCATCATTTGATATTCTTTATCATGTGATAAAGAGACTCATCTACATCTTCAAGCATTTCTTCCATTTGAAGGTCTTGCTCGAACATTTTTCTCTGCTTTTTCAGCTTCTTATTTACTCTCTCAAACTCATCAAGTTCTAGTTTTGTTTTTTGCTTTTGTTCTGTAGTCTTTTCCATATATAATAATATAATTAACTCTCGCCACTAATATATTATGCATTCATATCAAAGTCAATTAGAAAACGCCTTTATTTTCTTTAACTGGATTTCTAGATTTAATTTGATTAAAGTAAGAATCTTTAATAATTTTAAGATTCATTTGATATTTATTTTTAGTTATTATATGCACAACATGCGTAACTATGTAGTTACCTTGAAGATACCTGTCAAGTTCTTCTTTATCTTTTTCACCAACCCTGCCTACAACTTCAGGCAAGTAAAATTTAATTACTGAACCCGCCTTTACTCCTGGGTGTCCGGTTACTGCTACTGATAGCACCTTAGATTGTAGTTGTTTGAAGTGTGAGTCGGTTTGCAACAAATAATATTCGGGGTCATATTCATATACGTCACTGTCACGCTCTGAAATGTAATTGGTGTCTTTGTGACCAAAATCTGTTATGACCATTTTTAAATTGGCTCTGGGGTCTCCGAAAAGTCTGCCACTGTCTAAGAATGGTTTATGCTTATGTATATGAGGAAACTTTTTCCAGTCTGAGTCTTGTAAGAGTGGTATTTGATGTTGCTGAAACCCCGCATCTCCTCTCAAATCAAAAGCCTTTAGATAAAATTTTCTTCGTACAGGATCAACACTTAACAGGGCAGAACTAGCCTCGCCTTTAGACACAGCATCTAAAGTATCGATAGTCATATCATCAGAATACTCATTTATTGAGTATAATTCGTTTATTTTTTCTCCGGGTAAACTTTTAGGTGAATATGCTATCGACAAATATGGGTCTTGTTTACCTATAGAACTTATTGTTTTAAACTTATACCCATCTCGATCACGATAAAAGACATAACTGTAGCCATTTTTATTATCAGACACACTTCTAAGAGCTAATTTTTTAATTAAATCAAACGGAGATATGTGTTGAGCATAAAATGAATATTCACCTGCGGTCTCTTCAATTTCAATTTTACTGCCGTCGTCTGATAAATATTCAGAATGTACGACTTTAACCATATCTGAATATTTCATGTCTCTAAATTTTTTATACACTCTGCTACTAAAATTAGTATATGCCACATCAGATGTAAACCCAAGAGTGTAGGTTTGTGCTTTACCGGAGCCCTCATTTTGATTTAATCTACCCTGTAGCTTATATACAGCTAAATCAAAAGTTATTGCCGGTAATAGCTTTCCAGTTTTTGACTTCTCATCGGGTCTAGTAAATGATGCTTGCAATCTTTCTTCGCCCAGTATTGGTAACAAACTAGCATAATCAACAGAGTCTATTACCGATAATTCTCCGTATATTACCGGAGAAAATATATTTTCGTGATACCTAAGCTCCACTAAATGGCCCGAAAAATCATACTCAACTCCATCATGTGAAGTTAAAATGAGGTAATTCAATACAAAATCGTATGCACCTTTAATTTTTTCCATAACTATGAAAAAATATTTTCAAGCTCATTAGTTATACTGCCAATATATTGTTTATCTAAAACGACAATATTTCTTCTACTCTCATTAAGTTCTTCTTCATACTCAAATTGAGTTACTGGCCGCACTTTTTTAAATGATTGGGTTTCTGGTTCAAGCTCGCTAAGATACTGATAATATGTATCACCATCTATTATAAATGTTTTGTTGCTCAATGTGTCCGTATATTCGTAGTGGTGTATAGTTTGACTCGGCGTCTGTATACTGCCATACTTAACCTTTATATATGATATAAAATCGTTATGTGCCTTTGGCGCATCAGCAATCGGATCTAGTATATTATTTGCGTAAAATATGGCCCAAACGTAATCAGAATTTCCATAATACTTATGTGCCACAATGTCATATCTTTCACCATCTTCCATTGTGTATTTGTAGTATATTGCAGTATTGTTGAGAACTAAGTCTCGTATTTTTGCACGAACCATTATGTTTACGGCTAAATTGTTTCCGTATTCTATTTTAGGATAATAAATAAAATGTCTCATATTAGTATCCCATCATTACTCTGTCTCGTGTGAGAATTTCTGTTTCTTGAAACGCAAGCTCTAGTGTTATATTTGTTGGCGCACCAGTCTTTTTAAAGAATGATGCCACGGCTCCTTCATGGCCATTGTAGTTAACAATCATATCGTAAAGAACTGACCTTTGAATTTGAAACAGATATTCGGCAGATGGTGAAAATAAAAATATATCAAAGGTATTTGGATAATTTAAAAATGTTTTTTCGGCCAAATTATTAACTGTTGTATCTGATGCGCCGCCTATAGTCACATTTTTTACGCTTGCAGGATGCATTCCGTACTTTAATATACTAATTATATTCTTTATGCTTTCGCTTTCTTCTGCACTTCTAGCCATCAATTCAAATCTAAATTTAAACTGCCTTAAATTTACATTTCTAAATGCAAGAGATGTCATTGGGTTAACAGTTTTTCCGGCTATGACCGAGGCTTGTTGGCCAATTGAAGTCTCATTCATTATGCTTTGAGATACACTTTTAGTTACAGCAGTCATAAATCCTTCTGCTCCGGTTCCGGCAAGTAGCGATGTCAGTCTATTAAGAGCCTCTTCTGTAGAGGTGCTATCTATCATACCACCAACTTCACTTTTTAGTGCCGACCGTTGGTCTTGTGTAATAAACATATTAATGGGCTGCCATTCTGCGCCATAATTAACCGCAACAGAAGCGGGCATATATAATGCTATACGCTTTAGTAATGCCGCCGAAGAGTAAACCGAATCACGCATAAAGAATAAAATGTATGCCTCATTTCCGGCTTGAAATAAATCTGATGGGTAGAATTCAACTCCTTTGTCTGTGTAGTATGATTCTGGCTTTGCTATTCTGTTCAACAAGGAGTTGTTGCTGAATGATGGACCTATGGCGGCCGGATCTACTTCGTCAGTTAATAAAGATGCGCCACTATTTGGGGTTGCAGTTATTCCTCCAGCTAGGCTTCCAATTAATATTTGCAGAGCATCTGAGCCACTAGGAACATATGCCTTAAGATCGCCCAAAAAGTCTAAAAATTTTGACATGTATGTACCAAGGAAAATTTAAATTAAAGAATCCATCAAAATATATAGGTAATTATAACAATGTCTTTTACCGCTCATCTTGGGAACTAGCTTTAATGATGTGGTTTGACAATAATTCATCTATAATCGAATGGTCTTCTGAAGAGCTTGTTATTATATATTTATGCGCCACCGATAATAAAGAACATAGATATTTCGTGGACTTTACATTTAAAACTAAATCGGGCGAAAATTACTGGATAGAAGTAAAACCAAAAAAATATACGGTGCCTCCCGAAAAGCCAAAAAAAGCAACTAAAAGATATATAAAAGAAAGTTTAGAGTTTGTTAAAAATCAATGTAAATGGAAAGCCGCAAATAAGTTGGCGATGACACGAAACGCAACATTTATGGTATGGACAGAAGATACTTTAAAATCAATGGGAATAAAGCTAATCACCTAGAATAAATATATACATGAGAAGAAGCCAGATACTAACAGAAATTCTAAAGGATGCTAAAAATCCACAGTTTGTAAAGAACAGCACTTTGGCGTCTTTGGAATGGAATAGAAAAAAAATAGCATCCCTATTTCCAAAAGATAAACCATATAGAATAACTCAAGTAAATACAGTTGCCTCAAATTACACACTGGGTGAGCTATACCTGTATCAATATTCTCCAAAATATAAAGATAAATTGCCATACTATGATAAATTTCCATTATGTTTCATTATAGAAAATACACGTAATGGATTTTGGGGTCTAAACATGCACTACTTAAGACCCACACAAAGAGCGCAATTTATGAAAGCGTTATATAAATTTGAAGATTATTCTAAGGATACGGACGCCGCAATTATAAATGTCAATAAGCGCATTTTAATGGCAAGCATTGCATTACGGTATCACATACCATGCTTGAAAAGATATTTATTAAACCACATAATAACAAAGCCATTTTACAGAGTTCCTAGAGACGAATGGAACATGACGCTATTTTTGCCGACTCAAAAGTTTATGAAGCAAAATGAATCTGTGGTTTGGCGAGACAGTGCAAAAATGGTAAAACTGTAAACTAGGAATTATATAGATGGCAAGTATAAACAAATTAAAATCTTTACTAAATGTTAGTCGAGGTCCATCGCTCAAGGCAAACTATCTGGTTAATATAATTCCTCCAATTTCAGTTATAACTGAAAGATCTTTTAATGCCATACCAAAGGGAATAATAGCCGGAGTAGGAAGCAGAAATCTATCAATGTTGGCGGTAGAAGCATCTCTTCCGGGTAAACGAATAGCAACAACGCCTCATAGAATGTACGGCACAATTCGTGAAATGCCTTACGGCGCACTATATGATACAATAGATATTACCTTCATGTGCACCAACATAATGATTGAGCGGGCATTTTTTGACATGTGGCAACAGTATATCATAGCGCCAAAATCTAACTATTTGAATTATTATGCCGATTATATCGGAACAATCGTCATTCAAAAAATGGACAACTCTGAGATTGAAATTGGCTCTACTGCCGGTGAATTGATTTCAATATTTACTATAGAAGATGCTTATCCGAAAGTTGTTCAGGCTCAACCACTATCATACACCGCAAAAAATGAAATTTTAACTTTAACTGTAACCTTTTCATACGCAAGGTGGCGGTCATCGCTACAGTATATTTTGGGCGGCTATACAGATACATCTGAAGTGACGAGTTCTTCTGTAAATGCATTTGCTGCCACATCAGAGCTTTTAGGAGCCCGATAAATATCAACAACCCAATATTATGGAGTTTTATTATGCCATTGCCAAAGATTGACGTTATAACATACACAACTACAATTCCGTCTACCAAAGAAGAAGTGACAATACGTCCTTTTTCAGTGAAAGAGCAAAAAATTCTATTGACCGCCGCATCGGGCAACGATTCAGTAGAAATGTCATCGGCTGTTAAACAGGTAATTAATAATTGTATAGTATCTCAAAATGTCGATGTGGAGAAGTTAGAAGTATTTGATTTGGAATACTTAATGCTTCAATTAAGAATAGTTTCGGTCGGCGAGACCACAAAAATTTCGTTTTCAGCTTTAGAAGATTCAAAGTGCGATGAATGTAAAAAAATAAAAGAAGTTGAGATAAACCTAAAAGAAGTTAAGGTTAACTTTAAGGGAGGCTTTAATAATAAAATAGAGCTAACGAACGAAGTTGGAATTATTATGAAATATCCTAATCATAAGGCATTAGCGATATTTTCAAAAACGATGTCTGAGCCCAATGCCGAATTAAAGTTAATGTGGTCATGTATTGAGTCTGTATACGATTCAAATGTCGTAACATCGGCCAAAGATGTTGCGATTGATGAGGGCATACAATTTTTAGAGGCTCTAACTACGCAACAATTTAGAAAGATTGAAGAATTTCTTGAAACAATGCCTCAATTATCTCACGAAGTGCTACTAGAATGCAAATCTTGCGGTAAATCTCAAACTCACGTTCTTAAAGGATTAGACAATTTTTTAGTTTAATGCTGAATCACACCTCGTTAGAGAACCATTACCACACAATATTTGGTCTGGTTCAGCATCATAAGTATTCAATAGAAGAGTTAGAAAACCTATTGCCTTATGAATTAGATATATATGTGACATTTTTGATTGAGCACATTAAAAAGAAAGAAGAGGCGATTAAGAATAAATAATTCTGCGCAATCTATTTAATTTGAAGGATCAATAATGCCAACAAAAAAGACTAAAAAGGAGAAAGACTTAGAAAGTCAAGTAAAGTCTTTAGAGAAAGAGATTAAATCTCTAAATAGCTCAACTAAAGTTTTGGCTAGAGATGTTGATAATGTAACTAAAACCCTTAAAAATTCAAAAAAGATTGCAAAGGCCGCTAAGACCGCAACCGAAAAGGTATCTGATAAAGATGTAGAGAGAATATCAGAATCAATAGCTAGAGAGAAGCAACTAGTTAAATTAGTTGACAAAATGACTGGCACGTTAAAGCAGTCTGATGTAAACAAAATAACAAAAGCCTTGACCTTTGGAAAAGAACTAGGAAAGTTGGCCAGGTCAATCTCAAGCAGAATTACTGCGAGAGAAGTGAATGCGCTAAACAAAGCACTAGTCAACGCTAAAGAAGTCAAACGAATATCAAACTCTTTGGCAGATAAAATTAGTAAAGTTGATATAAAAGTATTAACTGGTGCGGCAAAATATAAAAAAGATGCTGTTGCCAATGAAAAGGCCGCTCAAATAGCCAGCGCAAGTCCAGATGTGGTGGCTTCGAGTGCTGCAACTAATACGCTAGAGGCTATATTAAATAGCGTATCAGTTTTACCCAAAATTGCTGAAGACATATCAACTCTAGTAAATTCTGAAAAGAGCGAAACCAAAGAAAAACTACGTAAAAGGTCTGAGGAATTAGAGACTTTAAGAGAGAGCGCATCTAAACGTAATGTTATGGAAAAAAGTGGCACGATAGGCGGTGCTGCTGCAATTTCAGGCGCAACTTCGGGCGCAAGTTCTACTGCTGGTAATGGCACTACACCAAACACTGGCGGTATGGGGGGATTGGGTTCTGCCGCAACGTCCGCTGTCTTGGGAGGGGCGGTTGGCGGCATTATTCGAGGAGGAGCTGGCGGCATTATTCGCAATATTCTAAGAGGTGGCGTTATAGGGTTGGGGGCAACTGCAATAACCGCACTATTGGCGAGTCCTGAGCTTAGAAAAACCATTTTAGATGCAAGTAAAGGAGGTCTTGAAGATGCCAAATCTTGGTCTGGTGAGGTTGAACAAAACCTAACAAATGCCGACTGGAATCTAGTGGCAGAGCAAACAAAAGATGTTGCCAGTGCTGAAAATACCGGATTTCTTAACTTATCAAAAGTATTTTCTATTTTGGGAATGGGTGGAAAATTGGCTAGAGTAGGTGGACTTTTAGCGACTCCATTCAATATAGCTACGGGTGCGGCAAATGTCGTTCAAGGCGCAACTTCAGATGCATATTTAGAATACGGAACAGGAAGATTTACGTCAGCATTAGCTACAGGATTGGCCGGACAAGAAGATGAATCGACATTCTGGCGAGTTCTTAGTCAAATGGGTGTAGGTGCTACGGCTGGTGGGTTAGGAGGTTCAGTGGTTCCGGGAATAGGAACTGCGGTTGGTGCGGTTGGCGGTGCGATAACTGGAGGACTAGCGGCATATTACGGCCCAGAAAAGACGGCTAAAGTTATAGATGGCGCTATGCAATATGGCCAAAATGTTGCCACTAGCATTTATGAAGATGTTACATCTGGATTCATGGCAACCGTAGGTGATGGTGCCACTAAGGCGTATCTAAAAACTAAAGAGTTGGGGCTTGGTTTTGGCCTGAGTCTCATGAACGCCCAAAAAGGTATTAGGTCATTTTTTGGAACCGACACTGACAGTCAAGATTTAAATAAAAGCATATCTGAAACTAAAGCTCTTCTTGAAAAAACGCAAGCTGAACGTGAGGCCATCACCGCAAATCGCATTAAATCGATGCAAAACATTGAAGCGGCTCAGAATAGAAGGTGGTCGCAGAGCACAGAATCTTGGCGTGAAGAGACTTACGGCAGAAAACCAATTAATACCGCAGCCGGAGGCATGTCAGATTATATACAGCAGTTATTCAAGGTAGAATCTTCAAATAACCCAAATGCAAAAAATCCTTTAAGTTCAGCTAGCGGTCTGGGTCAATTTACTAAAGGAACTTGGGAAAGAGTCACTAAGCAAATGGGCAAAAACTGGACACTGGCCGACAGATTTGACCCTCAGAAGATGCTTGAAGCAACTACATTTTTAACTAATCAAAATAGAAATATATTAAAAACACAATTAAATAGAGAACCAACATACGCAGAATTATACATGGCGCATTTCATGGGTCCAGGTAAAGCTGCACGATTTCTAAAGATGAAAGAGACTACGCCGTTTAGAGATGCCTCAATGCTTTTTCCTGATGAGGCTGCTGCAAATCCTAGTATTTTTGCTCCGGGTAGAGGCTTAAAGCAAGTTTTTGATATCATGTCAAATAAAATTCAACCCGGAGGCACACGAAAATATTTACCTGAGATGTCTGAACCTCAAATTAAACCTGGCCAATTAGAAACAAATCCAAATAATACAGTGGTGAATATAATAAATTCATTCAATCAAAGTAAAACTGATAACTCTACTAGAATGACACCAGCGCAACAATTACCTGCCGGTTCTCAGTTGCATTTTGGTCCAGGAAGTCCGGTAGACCGAGGACCAAGATATTAAACAAAAAAAAGGAGCCGAATGGCTCCTTTAAAAAACTCTAAAAGTAGTTTTTTATTTCTCGACTACTCTTCATTCGCTAACTGTTGAAGATAATCAAGATCATCAGAAATATCATCGTCTGAAAAACTAGACGATTTATCAGCTATTACGCTAGCACTTTCAGACAATGATGGTTTACTTACCATTTGCACTGGCTTCTTCTCTTCTTGCGCTGATGCACTCTTCAGACCAAGAACTTTATCTAACCTAGCCTTTAGTTGGTCGTAGGTCTTGAAGTTACTGGACTCTAGCAAAGAAGATAACTTATGTTGAGTTTTCCATAGAGCTTCAATTTTTGCATCATCGCCACCAAAAAGAGGCTCTTTTGTTGAGAATTCAGATTGCTCATAGTTGGGATAATCACTAACTCGCTTAATCTTTAGCTTAAAGTTAGCGCCAGTCCAGGGGCAAAATGGATTCATAGGCTCTTTTTGGTCTACTGCATCATTCTCAGGAAACATTACTGCCTTAATTTTCTCAAAGATTTTCTTGCCATATTTAAACATGAAAACCTTACCCTCATTCTGCGGATTAGCTGGGTCTTTAATCACTAGAATATTTGATATGTATTTTGTCTGTCGCTTCTGGTTGCGAACAATATTCTTGTTAGCCTCAATACCAGAATTCCACAAATCTCGATTATACTCAGACACCGGATCTGCTTGATTCAAAGTGGTCAAAGAGTTCTCAATATACCAACCACCCGGACCCTGAAACGAGTGGTTATACATGATAACCCAAGGTGTAGTTTCACCCTCACTTTCTGGTAGAAATCTAATTACTGCCGCACCAGTGCCAACCTTATCAGTCTCTAACTTCCAAAATCTTGTGTCGTCATTACTATTTCCATACTTATTGTTAAGTTTATCAAGCTGGTCTTGCAACGACTTGATACCTTGAGCGCCAATATTTTTCTTTAGGTTACTAAATGACATGTAGTATTTCTCCAATATATTTTAGTTTTAGTGATATTTCACCAAAAATGGTGTTACTCTATATAGTATTTTTAATTTGTGTGTTTGTCAATGATTTTGTGTAAAATTTCTCAATTAAAATTTGCTTATACGAACTCAAGTCATCTGAAGCAATAAACGGAGCATACTTCACAGACAAAAGTTTGTATTTATTCCACAAGATTCTTTCATCTATAAGTTTATCAACTCTAAAAACAAAATTCAAGAGTTTATTTAAAATAACAAATGTTTCTAAACTTATACTTTTCTCAACGCAAAACTTAACTATTGCCGGATAAGGAGTAGACTTCTTAAACAATTCATTAAAGTTTAAATCATTGTCTGATAAGTATTCTTCAATGTAAATTAGATCTTGTTTGAATGTGTACTTTATAGACTGAATTATCTTTTTCCACTCAAACAACCTAGATTTACCCAAGTCTGATACTATATCTCCTATCCATGATTCTTGGCAGTATATAAAATTGGCAATCAACAAATTTACATACTCTGCTTCTGAATATAGTTTACAAGCCCGCTTAAAATATGGTTTATCAGCTCTTTCATCATATGCTTCAGGACTAATTTTTACTTTTCCTTCGTATTTGAAATAATCATAGTCATCTCGATTGAAGTGTAGTTTTAAAGATACATATTTTGAATATGCAAATTCTATATTCATAGAATTAAAATAATGTTGCTGGCTTTTTACCTCTATTGATTAGATTTAGTTGAGTGGCCTCGAACTCTATTTTTTGTTTTATATTACTATTCAACAACTTAGACGCCGAATTTGCTTCTATGTTATTTTCAGTTATATATTCAGTTACGGCTTCTAAGTATGTAATTTTTCTTTCAAAAACCATTTTTTCTATTGTTTGACAAAAGGTTGTCTGATTGTGTATTTTGGCATTCATATGATTACTATGTTGACTTTCAAATAAAAAAAGCAGCCTTGCTATAAGGCTGCTTTTAGAATACCACAGTTTGAGTAAGCTGTCTAGTATTTTTAATGTGTTATTTTAATTTTTTTCGGTCTCTTCTCTTCAGGAATAACCAATTCAAAATTTATAGTTAAAATTCCGTTTTTAAAATTTGCATCACGAACTTTATATTCATCATCTAAAGTGTATTCTAAAGTAAACGGAGAATAACTTATGTGATTAACTATGTACTTTCTTGAATCTTTTTGTTTAGGGTCATACGTGACATATAACTTGTTGGCTTGAACCTCAACATTTAAATCATCTTCATTCAATCCAGCAACATTAAGCTCTACGGCAATTTCGGTATTGCTTACCCTAACCAAATTGTAAGGAACATATTTTCTTGCGTATCTCTTTGGCTCATTTAACAAAGTATTAAGTGTCATGTTATCAAATATCATTTTTATACCTCCAAGTAAAAAATAAAAATCTGCATAAATATAATAAACATTATATAATAATTTGTCAAGTATTATGATAAAAGAATTAGATGATTATGGGCTATCATACGATAGTTTAACGAAAGAGCAGCAAGATTTTTTTAAACAACACATTTGGAATGGTGTTGGTAGCAAGCATTTTATTATAGATCCGCACGACCTGATCTTCAAAGAGGCCTCAATATATCATGATTTTTTCTATTGGAGAGGAGGTACAACTCAAATTAGAAAGCTGGCCGACAAAGATTTTTTACACAGATGTCACTCTTCTATTAGACGATTGCCCAAAAAAAGAAGACCTTTTTACTATCTTGCGGCTTACGTGTATTATACCACTTTAAGATTGCTTGGCAGGTTTGCCTGGGAAAGTGGCCCCACTTGCCAAACATGGCAAGAATTATTGGTTAGATATATTAACAGTAAAAAGTAGCTTAGTTATTTCTTTCGCTTAGATCCTGGCAATCTGCTTTTTTCAGCTCGACCTCGATTTTTAGATTCATCTTCAAAGCCGGATATTTTTCCGTCTTTATGGGACGCATCTTTTCCATCTCCGTTGCCGTACGTGCCCTTTTCTCTGTTGTATTTATTTAATTTGGCTCTATATTTTCGGCGTTCTGGAGAAGATTGATACTCTTTCTCTTTAGCGTAATCACGACCAGTCTTTTTGTTCCACTTTTTGCGTTCTTCTAGCGGCAGACATTCGAGAAATTCTAAAAAAGTTAGCATAGTTAGCTTTATAAAATATAAAGTGATTCTAGAGTATTTATAAAAAGAAAGTCTGCATAAAACAATTCAAACTATAGCAATACAATATGCAAATATGCTTGAATTGTTAGTATGCAGACTTCAAAGCGAACCACAATAAATTTAGTATCTTAGATCTTCCACACTGAAGTTTTCTGTTCCCCCAGAAATCTTTGCAGTCGAACTAAGGCTATTTTTTATAAATGAGACATTATTTATAATAATTAATTTCTCAAAACGTAAAATTTATGGATTTTTTATTGTCCAATCAAGTTTTTTTAGAATTTCTTCTATTTCTTGGTGTGCAAATCCTTCTTTTCCTGACAAATAGAAGTCCAGGTATTCTTCATCTAGGTTAAAAAAGACGTTTCTTAAATATGCTACAAATCCGGCGGCATATCTCCAAGAAGGAAAAAACTCATGACAGCCTTTAATGAATATGTGATTACACAGCGTCTCATACAATTTTGTTGCAAAGTTCTTGTTTCGTATTAGTTCCGGCAATATTTTGCAATTTAGAAGGTCAATCTCAAATTGGTTATTTCCAAAGGTTTCAAATCTCATTTTAAATTTCTATAAAAATAAAGAGCCTCAGTTTTACTGGTAAATAGGCATATCATTTTTTTGGTGGTATATGCCCATAATGTATCAAATCTATTAAATATTGCTGAATGATATGCATTATAAAATATCTTGGGACTCAAGTCAAGGGTGGCAATTAAATCTTTGCTACTGTTAACTTCTATCTTTTTATTTAAATCGACCAGTGTTATAATTTTCATAGGTAAACGCAATAAAATGGTGGACCTGATCGGGAGTCGCACCCGATGTTCAAACTATTCTCTCTCATAGCCATATACAACAATAGTCTAAACTTTCTGGCTTTCCAAGCCCTTAACCCCGTTGACATTCAGTTTAGACAACACTCAGTCACAAGGAGCTGGTCAACCAGCTTTCGCACCCAAGTTTAGGTTTTAACCTCACATAACGGATGGTTATCTGTGAGCACCACTAGTTTGAATTTCGCAACTTATAGAGTAACTAGCAGAACATCTATAAGCCACGGATTATGCGGCTAAGGCGTAATCGAAAGAATCAAAGTTTGCACTTAGATTTTGGTTCATTTATTACGATGCCAAGAACCATCATCGTGTTGTAGGCGTATAGTTTCTATAGTTTGTCGAATCTACACAGGCCCATATTTAATTTATAATATCTTATAGTTTTTTAATTGTCAATTTAATTTTATGCAATTTTTGACTTTATTTCATCTGCATAATCTTGAATCTTACTACAATCTTTCATGTTCTTAATTGCAGCATCGGTCAATTTTGGTCTATCGTCTATACCTTCACGCCTAACTTCAAATGCCAGAAGATATAACATGCAACATGCGGCATGAGCTAAGTGTGACATCTTACTTTCATCATCTATGTTATTGCCATGAAACCATGCGCTCAGGTGCCTTTGCATAGATGCAAAAACTCTGTTCCAGCTCATGCCATGTTCCCAGTTTCTTGGCTCATATTTAATTGCGCCATAGGTCATGACTTTTGCGATTTCATTTAGAGCATCAAACGGCAATAGATCCCACCTTGGCTTGTGTTCATCATATTTTATTCCGCTATTGTCTCTTCGTATCATATGCTGCTCATTAAAGGAAATATTTCACTAATAATCTTAGCGCACACTTTAGCTATTTCTTGGTGCTCTTTTTGAGTGCCGTTTGCGCTTCTCAATTGTATAAAGTGTATCCAACTTCTAATTGTTCCGCTCATATATAGGCGACTTACAGTGTTGCCCTCTGGTAGTATTGCCCTGGCTTGCTCTTTAGCTATACCATTTTCAATTGCCCAAACATAAGCCTCTTTAGCTTTTCGTATCACCTCAAGTTGCTTATTCTTCCAATCTTCGTGCAACTTTTCATCTGAGACCTCTACACTGTTCTGCCGGTTTTTTGTATCTTGAAGTCTAGCCTCTCGCACAACAAAATCTAACTCTTTTGTTGGGTCTGAATATCTTTGACTAAATTCCTGGAAACTAAAACTTCTGTGCCTCAAAATTTGTCTAGCAATGTCTCGTGTTGTAGTTATCTCAAGACATGCAGAAACCATCTCAAGTGGACTCCAGTGAGAATGCTTAACTAAGTATTGAATTAGCTTCTCAGATGTTTCAATATTTAATTGGTTCGAGGGATTACTAACTCTAGCACAATATGCAACCAAATCTTGCACATCGTCTATATTAAGTTGTTTAAGCTGTTCGGTTGGCTGACTATAGGATATTAACTTCACATTCATAATTAATCTTCAATCATTCTTAACATTCTATTATCCAGTATACCGTATGTAATTATATTTCCAGAATATCTACTGAGTCCTTCTCTTTGTAATATTGAATTAAAACCAGCTTTTTTTGCTATTGCAGTAAATTCTTTATGTAGGATCCACCGCCAAACTTCTTTCATTCCTGCGACTTTAGGTAAATCATTAACTTCATCAAATAAACTTAAAGTTTTATCTCTTGATAGTTTCTTTTTTTCAAACAGCTCTAAGAGAGCTGTTTTGAATCTATCGGTTATATCGTTAAAGTTTACGTCAACCTCTGCATTTATGAATTGCAAATCTAATGAAACTAACGTACCGACGATTTTAAATTTAAATATTTTACCAACACCATCAGAATACATTTTTGCATGTTCTTTATCGGTAGATACCCAAATGATATCTTGTCGATATTGTGCACTGTATTCTTTTGTGTTTAATGCTCTATATACTATAATAGACATTTAGTCTAGTCCTAATTTGAGTCTAGCAAGAATATACTCTTTTACGAAACCACTGCGAACAATATCTTCAATCTGAAAATCTATTACAGAAAAAGATTCCATAACTTTAGCGGTGTCAATTAGATTCTTAATGCCACTAACTTGACTAGATTTATTTAACATTTTCAAATCATCTTGTCTATGGTCGCCGCACAATATGACCCTAGAATTGTCACCAACTCTAGTTAGTATTGAATTAATTTCATGATCTGTGCAATTCTGTATCTCATCTACAATTATAATACAATCGCTAAAAGTTGTGCCCCTCAAATAAGAAGTTGACATAAATTCAAGGTACTCTTTCTTTTTTAGAAGGTCATAGACATCTCTTCTGCCACTGCAAAGCTCTGAAAAAATATCTCTATACGGAGATTCATATAAAGACATCTTTTCCTGTAGCGTTCCAGGTAAGAATCCTTGGTCTCTAGTAGTAACTGCACTTCTAATAATAATTATTTTTTTACACTTTGAGTTAAATAAATCTGCTAGTGCAAAAGAACATGCTAAAAAAGTTTTTCCTGTGCCCGCAACTCCTACCAACAGAAGATTTTTGTCTTGACTGTTGTTAGAAAATGCATGTTTTTGATTCAGTGTCAATGCACTTATTGGGGTCAATTTAAAATTATGTTTCAAAATTTTATTTTGCCTTCTGTATTCATCAAACACCTCTTCAATTTCAGCAGTATCATGTGACAGCTCTACTTCGACATTTTTATTTCGTTTTGCCATAATCAATAATCTTTAATGGTAGAAGATTTTCCGGATAGTTGCTTGATTTGTTGCATTCTATCTCTAAAATCAGAGCGAGGTCTATTTTTTCCATCTAATCTCAATGGATCTATAGGAGAAGGTGCTCCTATTTTCATCTCGATAGAATTTTTTTCACAACAATTTGGACAAGGCTCTGAAGTTGGAGTTTGTCGGTCTGCTATTGGTAATAGCTTATCGAAAGTATTCTCACATTTATTGCAATAATATTCATAAGTTGGCATACAGTCTCACGGATAATTAAATAAACCACTCTGGCGTAGCTCGCTTAGACCATTTAGCAAAGCTATGCTTCTCATGTATGTAATATTGACGATATGCCTGAATAGAATCTGCGCTGCGATACTTTTCTGGCATTGCTTGTGCTGGCTGCGTAAACTCAGAAGTTGATATGCTAATCGGAGAATTTTGCAATACGTCACGAAGTAGAAAATCTGTCTTGTGCTTTTTGCCATATCTATATGTATATTCATCACATAGACTTACAAACAACTCATATAGCCACATGTAATTATTTATATTGTCACGACACCAAATAGTGCATGGATGATTAATGTGCGTGACCGAATACAATAGAGAATTTTTTGCAGAATCATTTAATAGATATGCATTTATTTGTTTATGTTTGCCAGTTTTGGTGAGCCTAGATACTTTGGTCTGAATGCCATCAATAACTCTATGGGCAGTGCATAGCAATTGCGCCGATTCTAATATCATTTTTATTACATGTCTATCTACATGATATTGAGCTGCTATTAATGGATTTGAATCTAAATAAAATATGTTCACAAATAGTCTCCTAAATAGTATAGATAAATATTTCTATACTTAAAGTCTAGCATAGCTATACTTAATTGTAAATCATTTTATTTAAAGTTAATGGCAGTAAATATGAATCTTAAATGTTTATTTAAATCGCTAGCTTGCCTTTTATTTTGTAAAAGCAAGTCTTGCAATCAAACAAAATCTTGTAACAAAAACGTAGAAACTAAGGTCAAAACTAATATGGCAGAGAAAAAGGCAGAAACAAAAAAGAAGGACGTAAAAAAGAAAGAGGTTTCAACCGAAGTTGAAACTAAGGTTGTGGCTCCAAAAAGAAAGAAGCCGTAATCAATCTTCATCTTTATTGTATGATATTGATACCTTACATTCCTTACCGGAATCTTTAAAGATATACGGTAAGGAATCAGTTATATTCTTTGCCAGTAATGAGTTTACTTGCGCTATAATTAACTCTATCTCTTTTGCCAAGTCTTCATTGGCAACATTAGTATCAAAAGTTAATATTAAATTATAAACTTTTACTAAAGTTCTAGGACTTCTTTGGTCTTCCTCTTCCTCGTTTTTGCGTCTCTTGCCCATTAGCACTCATTGGTGTAGAGTTAAATTCAACTTCATTAATATTTATAGAATTTTCTGTCTCATCTGTGCTATAATCTTTAATTAGATCTGGAAATGCGTCATTTATAACCTTAGCGGTTAAATTTAAATTTAGCTTTCGGTCTTTGGCCAAAATCATAATTTCAGCCTCTACCGGATCTAATGATTCTAATAGAGATATGAATAAAAACTCTCTTTTAGATTGAGCTAACGTTGGAGCTAATTCTTTAGAAAATACATACCAAGTTTTAGCCGATGATAATAGTGTGGTGTCTCCGAAACCGGCAGGAACATTTTTCTTTTTATACGGAGGCGCACCTTCAGGAAGACTTATCTTTAGAGAATGATCATAATTCATTCTTAGCAATCCTCTCAAAGCTAGAGTATCATTCTTTTTTAAGATGAAAACTCGATCACCATTAAATCTTACCTCATTAATTTTCTTAAACACTTCTGCTATAGTCAATGTCATATTTTTTCCATTTAAAATTCGGATATACTATCCATTAAATACTTTAACTTATTAGTAACGAAGTAACTAAACATTTTTTTTCTATCTCCCACAAGTTTCGTTTCATACATAGCAACTATAGAATTTTGTATCTCTGTAGGAATTAAATCCAAATTAATCAAAGATTCATTTCTTTTATAATTTCTAAGCATCTCATCATCACAAAACTTTTCCGGGTCTCCTATCTTTAACCACTCTTCAAGTTTAACTTTTCGTATTGGTTTTTGTCGAACCCCCTCAGTTAAAAAAACCGAGTCTTGAGAAAGAAAATTAGGAACACCATCACCTGAGTCTCCGTTTATAATGTGTTCCATTAAAAATTTTTTAGGGTCATCAGTAGTTAAGTATTTCTTAAGTAGTGGAGAAAATTGCCTAACATTAGAATATTTTTGCAACTGTAAAAAATCTTTATCTCCAGATAAAATTAGAACTTTTTGTGGTTCTGTCATAAAACCAACTCGCTTAAGTTCATTCGTCTGCGTGTATTTACACAGCGTCGCAATTATATCATCGGCCTCGGCAGATTCTACTTGGATAACCGAATATGGAAAAACTTCTTTAATCTCAGATCTAATTCTGTTTAGAGTATTAAAAATCATGTTCCAGTCAAATTTGGAGGCATCCCTAGCTTTTTTTCTATTTGCTTTATAGAATGGAAAAATCTTTTTTCTCCAATAATTTTTATCATCAGCACAGAATACAAGGTTTCCGTATTCGTCAGAAAACTTCTTCTTATATGAGAGCACTGAACTTAAAACCATGTGTCGTATTAGGTCTTCAGAAAGTTCTGCGTTTGGGTTGCTGCCAACTTGTGACATCAGGGAACTTATCATCACCTGATTTAAATCTATCAATATCATTTGTTATAAATCCATTATATTAATTCACTTGAGAAGAATTTTGCCATCTTACTATGAAGATAGTATTGCTTTAATTTCAACATTAATTCTTTATCATCACCTTCACAATATTTATCGACTCTTTCAAGAAGTTCTTTATACGTGGGATGATATAGCTTCTCTTCAGAATTAATTTCATTTTTATCTAGACGCAATTTTCCACCATATCTGTAGCGTATATATTTTTCAGATATTTTATCAACATCATCAGAATTTACATTATTGCACAAAAATCTCAAGTATAAAACATTTGCGTGTTTATTTTTATTCTCTTTAAGAAGATACAAGTCTTTATTATGAATCGCCTGAGATAACGACTTAATCTCGTTTATTGGCAATGTGTATATAGACTGCTCTAAGTCACACTCTTTATCTGGCCAAAAATTAGCTATAGTAATTTCTGAAAGCTCTTTCTTAGCTGCGGCTGCTCTAGCTCTAATATCAGCATCTTTAATATATCGTTTAACAAATAGTGGGGCCGTATTCTTATTGCACCATAAGATAGATTTTTTGCCCTGACCAGATTCAAATTTGTTTAGATTTATCCATAGTGCGGTCGATTTATTATGCTCGTGTAACACATAATAGCATTGATCTTCGGGGAATTTATTTCCTACCTCATCAAAATTTGCATAAACTTCTATGGCATCAAAATCTGTATACCTTTTAGAAATCTCATATGATGAATACGTCTTTATATCCAATTCATATGCGCATTTTAACTTCTTTGCCAGTTCAATACTTAAAAGAACATCAGACATTGACTCGTGGTCTTGCGTAGAATCTTCAGACAATATGCCCATCACTTTACACACGGACTCTAAAGACATGCTTGGCTTACCATTATCTTTTCGTTTCAGTTTAGATAGAAATTGGTCATTTGATATTGTCAATTTATTAACTGCGTGAAGAAGATCGCCGTATGACAATTGACCTCCGAAGTACGGATTAAATCCATTTCTTATGAGGGATGTTCTTAGATAATGAATATCAAATGAGTTTGAGTTATAACCTATAAGACGAACAGGCTCATATTCACAAAGACTTTCTATGTAGTTATAAATTTTGCGCATTGCCGAGAACTCAGTTTCGGTAGCTTCTTTTTGATGTTCAATTACATCTATTCTATTTGATAGAATTGCCTCTGGCATTGGTAGTTGCATCGGACAAATTTTAATCTTATCTCTCAAAGATGACTTTAAATTAAAATTTTCATCAACCTCTACAAAAGCAAAATTTAATATCTGGCCGACATAATTGAGATCACTTGTCTCCAGGTCGAAAATTACGTATCGCATACTAAAAGACTCTCAATATTAAAGAATTATCATTAAACCTGCCATTAGCAGTTTTATTTTTTGCCGCTATGTCTCGCAAAGTATTTCTTACTGAAACTCTACCATCATTTAATATAGTAGGCAAAACCATTTCTGGCTTTCTCAAAATTTTACTTATACTTTTCGTTACATCATAGTTTAATAGTGTGCAACCTTTTATGGCAAAACCGTGATTATTATCACACTCATAATATGTTGCGACTCTACTTTCAGCATTATACACAACTATAGCTTTTGCTCCTATTATTTTTGTCGGCATCACGCTTTTCAGTTCATTATGTTCTTTGAGATATTTTAATTTTGCAACCTGCTTCAATGGACTCTTAGTTACTTTTTTAGGAGTTCTATTGTGTACGAGCATTTGTTTTTTAACCAAATGCTGCTCATCTGAATCTGATATAAACTGCTGAATTACATCTATATACGCTTTGAGCTGCTTTGCCGACAGAAACGAATATGCCTCTGTTAGCTGCTCACAGGTTTTGGCTTGAGTCTCTAACAACTCAGAAATTACGTGAGTCTTAAAATAGGTAGATATATTTTTAACTTGTATGGCGCTAACTTTGTTGCAACTAAGCCAGTCTTTAAGAGAAAATTCTATTGGCTCACTCTTTCTTATTGAGTGTAATATTAAGTCTAGTTGAAAATTTATCTCTCCCAGATACTCAGCCAACTTTGATCGTATATTCTCTTGAACATTAACTGAAGGCTTTTTATCGACTTGAGGAGTGGCTTTTGTTTTATTTTTTTCAATAGAAATGATTCTATTCAATTCATCGATAATTCTAGTTTTTATATCTTGATCTGCCGAAAGGGTGATTAACAACAATCTAGATAGCCATGCGATGCTAGTATTGAATCTCTCTCTTGAGGCCGTTAGTAGTTTAATATCCGACTTTTCAAAGTTTAAGTATTTTGCGTAGTCCAAGAGATATTCTTTTGCATCATCTTGGGTTTTGTTATAACTATACCAATTTAGAATGTTGGGCAGAGACTCACGAGTTTCGTCCCATTCTGGTTCAGCAGACGCAACATTTTTTGAGAATGTGGTTCTTTTTGAAGTTCTCATATAGTAGTCACTTTAAGAATATTATATCAACACTATATAATTTATATCAACTATTTTATGAATTGACAATGGGCAAATTTGGCTATGTAATATGAGTCGATTATGTCTGACATCGGAGACTCACCCTCATGACAATTAATTACTGCCGATATATCAAATTGCGTTTCTTCAATAAAACTCTCGTGCATAAGCATCTTAGTAGCATTACCTTTTGTAGTTGCAAATTTCTTGATTTGACTTGGCGCAAATGTGCCGTAACTATAATTAGAAGCCCACAACTTATGTTTTAATACACCACAGCATTCACCAATATTAAATACTACACCTTTAGCAGCAAAGGCATAGTCTTCTAAGTATATTATTGATTTTTTTGGTATTTTAGAGATGGCCCAGGCTGAGATGTTATCGTATCTCTCTTCTTGACATGCGTAATCTAGGTGCCGTTCGCCAATAATATTTGGCGTGTCAATTTCGTGTTTCTTTTTATCTGTTAGATAGTAGAACTTGCAGTTTGAAAAGCTCCATATTTTTCCACGGTGAACGCAAATGCTTGGTGATGACATTGAGTAGTCTATGCCAACTATTACTTTACTCGTCGCTCTCATCTAAATCATCTTCATAATCATCATAATATTTTTCTTCGTCAAACTCATCATACTCGTCAAAATCTTTTAACAGCGGACCCTCTTCATGTTTTGCATTTTTGTCTTCATCATCTAGGTAATCTGAGCAAAACGGACAATATTGAACTTTATTATGTTCATCCGAATCATTAGATATAACCTTGATTTCAACAACTGAGTCACATTCGGCGCATGTGTACTTTTTATTTGGTTTCTTTTTAAACATTAATTTTCTCTTATAAAATTATACTTCATTACCCCACACATCCCATCCATTAGCCGCTTCTCTGGCAAATAATTCTATTCTTGGTATGTCACCCAACAATTGAACTATTCGCTGCCTAACAACATCTGGCTTTTTAGAATGTCGCTCAATCGGAGTATCTATTACAGAATGCACCGATTCGCTAATTCTTTTCGGCTTTCCTCTGGTCGCCAATAGACAGACTTCGGCGTTTGCTCTAGTCCATCTACCCATACCCCAAAACCAAGAGTTCTTTATTTTATTTCTCTTGACCCAGGTGAAAGCTACGGTTTTATACTCAAACCCCCAGTTTGTGATTAACTGCCAACATTCATTTAGCTTTGGCATAGTAACCCACAAAAACAAAACGCAGTCATCATCTGCAATATTTATAACAGGAAGATTGTCAATCCAGTCTTTAGATTGTGTTGCATATTTGCAACAAGCTCCTCTATTTCCTGCAAGAGCCTTATCATTATAGCTCCATGGCGGATCAGCATATATTATGTTATATTTCTTTTTGGGAAATTCTATATACTGATTTTCCGCCATGGAGTTCACACATTATAAATTAGTTGAGGACCACAATTTTACGCCTCACAACTCTTACACTGAAGAATTGAGTGGCTTAATTCTTGAGCGGCATTAACGCTCATCTGATAATAAAGAGCTTTAATCTTTAGCTTCCAAGCCTCTAAGAGAAGTTGGTTTACATCTTTTGTTGGAGTCTTTGGATGAATCATAAGATTTAAAGATTGACCTTGATCAATGTACTTTTGACGTTGAGAAGCCTGTATCAAAATTTCTTTGGGCGTTATTTCCTCAAAGGTTTTGAATACATCTTTTTCATCTTGAGTTAAGAATTCAAGATGTTGAACGCTTCCACGATTCATAAGAATGCTTTCCCAGACCTCTTTAGTATCCTTTTTCTTGTCTTTGAGAAGACTTTGAAGGTGAGGATTCTTAATAGAAAACTTACCCTTAGCCAAATCTTTAATGTAATAATTTGCTTTATGTGGTTCTATTCCCTCAGAAACTTGTCCTAAAATAAAACTTGAAGATTTAGTTGGAGCTATAGCCGTTAATGTTGTATTTCTTCTATCATAGTTCTCAAGATGCTTTGGCTTACCAAAGAGCTGTGCCAACTCTTTAGAAGCCTTCAGTGCTTTTTCTTGAATCAGTTTAGCAACTTCTACGTTCAATAACTTGGCTTCCATTGATTCAAAGGCGACCATTTTGCTCTGAAGAAAGCTATGCCAACCAAGCCAACCGAGGCCCAACGCTCTATGATTTCTGGCAAACTCTACTGCTCTGTGCATAAATGGTATCTTTTCAGCCTTCTGAATAAATTCAGTCATTACGCCATCTAAAAGATATATTAGAACTTCAACAGCATCAGTATCTTTCCACTCATCATAGTACATTATGTTCATGCTAGCTAAATTGCAAACGAAAGACTCATGCTCACTGTTTGGAAGCATAATCTCTGAGCAAAGATTTGAATGCGATATCTTTAAGCCTTTATCTTTGTAGACATCAGGAGCAGAATTATTTGCATTGTCAGTAAAGAAAATATAAGGATACCCAACATTAGCTCGCACCTCTAAAACTTTAGCCCACACCTTTCTTTTATCTTTGCAACCATCTACCATCTCTTGAAGCCAGTAATCGGGCACACAAACCCCAAAAGAGATATCTTGAATGAATGAACTTTCGTGTCGAATAGTCAAGAACTCAAGAATATCTGGATGATCAATTGGTAAATATGCTGCAAAATTGCCACGACGAACCTTACCTTGAGAGATAATGTTCATCTGAGTGTCAAATAACTTCATAAAGTGCACTGCGCCAGAACTTACGCCGCTCTGGTTGATTGGTGCGCCTCGACCACGCAATTCACCAAAGTATGCTGATGTGCCTCCGCCCAACTTAGTCATCATGCCAACTTCGGCATGTGCCATAAGAATAGAGTCCATAGAGTCAGTCATGTGGCTTCCGTAACAGCTAATAGGCAGACCTCTATCTGTGCCAAAGTTTGCCCAAATTGGCGTAGAAAGAGAATACCACCCACGTTGTATATAATCTTTTAACTTGGCTTTAATTGAGATGTTCTTCTCGCCAAGAATCTTATCGATTGTATCACAAATCACATCAACTCTTTCATCTAAAGTTTGACCAGGAAGAAGGTAATCTCCCTGTAGAAACTGTAGTGAATTCTTATTTAACCACCTATACTTATTCTCTGAATTGTCCATACTAAAATAAATCCTCCGATGTGATTGATTGAACTTTCTTGCTGTATGATACCGGCTTCTTATAGAAGAAGTCATTATTTACCTGAGAGTATATTTCTTCTTGAAACCATTCCATTGATGCTAACTTTTCAGTGTCGACTTCAAATACTGGCTGCCCTTCAATATCCATAATACTTTTATTGAATCGGTCTTTGATAAACTCTTTCAAAACATCCACTTTGCAAAACTCTAATTCTCCAGCTTCAAATATCCAGTCGATAATTTTAGCCTCGGCCTCATATGCCTTTTTAGCTGCTCTATATATCTTCTCATAAAAGTGCTCATCGAACCACTCAGGAAACTCAGACTTAATCTTCTTAATTAGATAAGTGCCAAGCATTGCGTGAATCAACTCTTCTTTTTGTGTTGCCTGAACTACATTATCAACATCTTTAAGCATATTCTTATGCTTGTTGAATGACTTGATGATTGCAAACTGGGAGAACAGACTTACATTCTCAATAAAAATTGCAAACAGAGCTAGAGTTAATGTGTAATTTTGTGCATTTGTGTCGGAAGCATTCTTTAGATATTTGGTAAGATACTCAACTCTACCTTGAATAGCTGGATTCTGAAGAATCAAAGCAAAGTCAGTATTGAGTCCAAGAACTTCAAGAAGATGTGAATACGCATCTGCATGTCTAACTTCAGATTCGCCGAAGGTTACGCCAACTTGCTCAAATTCGGGCTTTGGAAATTTTTGTCCGAGGGTTGTCCAGAACCTCTTAACCGAAACTTCAATCTGAGAAATAGCAAGAAGAGTATTCTTTATAGCATTTCGCTCAACGTCTGTCAATTTCACTTTAAAATCTTGTATATCACTAAAAAAATTCCATTCGCTCACTAGCCAATAGCTGTGATTAATTGCGTTTTTATATGCAACAACTTCAGGGTATTCAAATGGCTTGAATTGCACCCGCTTATCAAAAATTGACATTTTATGCCTCCGTTTAAATTATATAATTCAAAGATTTTTGTGCAAAAAGTACTACCACACTTAAATAGAACTTTTAGCTATAAAAGTGTTAAGATACTTTTTGAGTTAGACTATATTAGAATTCAAGAAAAAATGCAATACAACTAGCAAATGATATCGCAAAATAACTAGTATATAATTTAGTCTAAACGAATTCTGGGATTTGGCAGTTTATAGCATATTTTTTGATTTTTTTCTTGTATAACCAAAAAAGTTTTGAACGGATATTTAGTTGGTGATTTAGATGAACGAAATAAAATTCTGCCATCTTTATAATTGCCAACTCTAGTAAACGTATCAGCAATGCGCCGACCCTTATACAATCGCACACTTGTTGGTCTGCTAAATTTGTTAGATAGAATTAAGGCCGCCCCCCTATTTCTAAACTCAGATTGCTTTAATAAGTTGCCTCTCTTAGCACCATCTTCAAATTTTGTTGATATTATAGTGCAGGTTTTTGCAATTTGCAAATCGGCTTCGGAATACTCAGAATCTAATGGATAAACTTTACCAAGCCTATTCAGGGCTGAAATCTCAGAAAATATTTGAGTGTATATTCTAGTTGATATGTTATTGTTTCTTTGTCTTGGGTCTACAAATGCGCCATCTGCTAAACCGTTACTTTCTGCGGTCCAGATAAAAACATACTCACACAAATTGGCATATTGTTCATATAGTTGAAATAGTGGCGACCCACTTTGTATCCAATTTTTAACTTGTCCCTCACGATAAGACTTTTCTCCTAGTGCCATTCTATTAGGAAAAGAAACATCAGCACCATCAAGATTAAAGATGCACGGAGAGGTTAATTTTGGAAATAGTCCGTGACTCTCAACAAAATCTGAATTGGTTTGCAACTGTGCTAAAGAGTTATTTGGGTATTGGTTAAATGAAATTCTTCTATTAGGAAACAGCTCTCTAGTCCAGTTAACTATGATCTTTCCTGCCGAAGATGTTAAGTTGCTTTCTAGTCCAGGGCTAATAATAACCTCAGTAGAAGCTGAAACTTGAGTATCAATAAAATTTTGTATTGGCTTTACATACTCAATAAACTTATTTTTCAATTCAACATTTTCTTGTAGTATTAAACTATTGTAAAGTTTAGGTGTGGAAATAGAGTATAAAAATTCATATGAGCCCAGCCTAGAATTTCTATGTCCTGGCTCATTAATTAAATGTATTTGCAAACTTTTTAGCTTTTCTAGCTTGACAACTCTCTCTAAGCACGAAAAATCATTTCCAAAAGTGTTGTATAAAAAAGATACATGAATAGAACTTAACCTGTTTAATTCGCTTATAAAACCATCACAATTAAATTGTGGTGAAGTTATGTTGAAAGAAGCATAGCCAATATTATCCAATCCTTGCGCCTTTAAAATAGAACAAAACCAGCTATTACATATCAATAATATAAGAGCAGCAGTTATTCTTATTTTATTTTTTTCCATTGATTGAACTCCAGCATTGCAGATAATCCTGAAAATGTTCGAGACTGTATAATATTTAGAACCTCGTTTTCTGAAATGCCAGATATGATCATATCATT